AGAACCTTGAGCGCCTGTGTCTCCCTGTGCTCCTGTAACTCCTGCACCTGTTGCTCCTTGAGCTCCTGTGTCTCCTTGCGCTCCTGTGTCTCCCTGTGCTCCTGTAACTCCTGCACCTGTTGCTCCCTGTGCTCCTGTTGAACCTTGAGCGCCTGTGTCTCCTTGTGCTCCCGTGTCTCCTTGAGCTCCTGTGTCTCCTTGAGCTCCTGTTGCACCTTGCGCTCCTGTGTCTCCTTGAGCTCCCGTGTCTCCTTGTGCTCCTGTTGCTCCCGTGTCTCCCTGAGCGCCTGTTACTCCCGTATCTCCTTGCGCTCCTGTAACTCCTGCACCTGTTGCTCCTTGAGCTCCTGTGTCTCCCTGTGCTCCTGTTGCACCTTGCGCTCCTGTTGCACCTTGCGCTCCTGTAACTCCTGCACCTGTTGCTCCTTGAGCTCCTGTGTCTCCCTGTGCTCCTGTTGCACCTTGCGATCCTGTTGCACCCTGAGCTCCTGTGTCTCCTGCTCCTGTAACTCCTTGAGCTCCTGTATTACCTGTTGCGCCTTGAGCTCCCGTGTCTCCTTGTGCGCCTGTAACTCCTGCACCTGTTGCACCTTGCGCTCCTGTGTCTCCCTGTGCTCCTGTTGCACCTTGTGCTCCTGTGGAACCAACCCCAGTTGAACCTTGAGCGCCTGTAACTCCTGCACCTGTTGCACCTTGCGCTCCTGTGTCTCCTTGTGCTCCCGTGGAACCAACCCCTGTTGCTCCCTGTGCTCCTGTAACTCCTGCACCTGTTGCTCCTTGAGCTCCTGTGTCTCCCTGTGCTCCTGTGGAACCAACACCTGTAGCGCCTTGTGCTCCTGTTACTCCTGCGCCTGTAGCGCCTTGTGCTCCTGTAACTCCTGCACCTGTTGCTCCTTGAGCTCCTGTGTCTCCCTGTGCTCCTGTGGAACCAACACCTGTAGCGCCTTGTGCTCCTGTTACTCCTGCGCCTGTAGCGCCTTGTGCTCCTGTTACTCCTGCGCCTGTAGCGCCTTGTGCTCCTGTTACTCCAGCTCCTGTAGCGCCTTGTGCTCCTGTTACTCCTGCTCCTGTAGCGCCTTGTGCTCCTGTTACTCCTGCGCCTGTATGACCTTGAGCTCCTGTAGCACCTTGGGCTCCTGTAGCACCTTGGGCTCCTGTAGCACCTTGGGCTCCTGTAGCACCTTGGGCTCCTGTTGCTCCTGTTGCTCCTGTTGCTCCTGTTGCTCCTGTTGCTCCTGTATGACCTTGAGCTCCTGTATGACCTTGAGCTCCTGTATGACCTTGAGCTCCTGTATGACCTTGAGCTCCTGTGCGTCCTGTATGACCTTGAGCTCCTGTTGCGCCTTGCGCTCCTGTTGCACCTTGCGCTCCTGTTGCTCCTTGAGCTCCTGTGCGTCCTGTTGCTCCTGTTGCGCCTTGTGTTCCTGAACCAGAACCTGGCGCACCTTGAGCTCCTGTTGCTCCTTGTGCTCCTGTTGTTCCTGAACCAGTTCCTCCACCTGGCGCACCTTGTGCTCCTTGTGCTCCTTGTGGACAAGGAGGAGGCAAATCAAGACATTGAGGACAACCTGTATTTTCGTCAGGACAATCGTAACAATCATCTGTATGGTCACAAGCACATCCAGAGCAACTAGAGCAACCAGAAGATGCAGGTTTACCATTAATGTATGCAACTGTTAAATTAGTAACGGTAATATTTTCTGCGTTAATGCTACTCATAATTATTATAAATATATAATTTAAAATAATTAACTTGATTTTTCTTAATGTAATAAATTAAGGAACTGGAAAAGGACGTTGATATTTTGGGATTGCTTGAGGTACAGGCATAATAACAGGACCCGTCTTAAAAATATTAGCCGTCTGTAAGCATTTCAACTCAGGAGTTAGAGGTGGAGCAGGATTAACAAGATTAGTGGCATTAATTCCAAATAAGAAGGATTCAATATCAGCTGGATTATGAGACAAAGTGGTCCATGGTAACTGTCCAGGGTTCAAACCTTTACCACAAAGTCTGGTGTCATATGCTGTTCCATTAGCCCCGTTTTTATAAAGCTCCCAATCTTCAATTTGGTGATTTTGTCTTAAAAATAAACAAAAATTTCCTGGTGTATTTTTATTGCGTGTAGCTGCCATTTATATATACTTTTAAAAAAAAGTTATGAGTAAATCTTAAAAATTTGACAATATTATACTTCTTTTTTATTTTTATCATTTAAAACTTCAATAGTTCGAGTGTTTAATTCATTTAACAAATTTGTGTCGACTGTTCCTGTTGTTAGTTGCTGACAAACACATCTATGAGTTATATAAAATAAAGTTTGACTAAACAATGTTAAAAGAACAACATAATCGTAATTATCTTTTACAATGTTTTTTTGCTCTTCTGTTAAGTTCTTAGTTTGGTCTAATTCGTGTAAATATAAGAGATGCTTTGTTTCGTCAAAAATATATTTAAATTCCGGATTAGAGTTCAACTGGTCTAAAACATATTGCATATTTTTATCTAATTTTTCATCGATTATACTTTCAGCATAAAAAACAGACAAAAGCTCATCACGATATAGTTTATCGCAAATGGTTATAATGTCTTCGCTAGTATATTCATAATCGTCTTGTGCTCTTTCTTCTTCTTCTTCTTCTTCTTCTTCTTCAATAGAATGATTATCAGGTTCTTCATTGTTATTATTATTTTTAAGCTCACTTTTATTTTTGAGTTTAAAAATTAGTTCTTGTTCAATATCATAATATTTTACTTTAAAAGCTGTGTTATACATTATAGTATTTTTAGTCTTCTTTTTAAATAGTTAAACTAACAAATTAGTATAAGTAATTGATTAGTTTATGAGTTATTAGTTTATGAGTTATTAGTTTCTATTTTCTCTTAAAAATGGTATCTTAAGGAGCTGATTGTCCAGCAGTGTGAGTAGTATAGTAATCACGGTCTCTTGTTAGTTCACGAGAAGGGACACCACCGCGAATCCAACCTTCAGAGGCCATAGACTCAATCATAAGACTAGGATTTTGAATATTTTGTTTAACTTCTGGTATCAAAGGAGTAGTATGAAACTTCAAATAGCTCTTCTCTGTAAGACGAGTAACAGTGCGTTTATTAGATATAGTTTCTCCTTGTTGAATTTGGGCTTCCAAAGTAGGGTCAACCGAGCCTCTTCCTAAAAAGGGGACAGTAGCAAATGGTCTTCCAAACAAGTCAATTCTGGATCTTGGATGGGTTTGAATACCTCCAATAAGTAGTTTAGAACTGTCGTCAACATTGCAACCACCTGCTCCTAAACCAAAACCCCCAGTGTAGTTAATGCAAGGCTGAGTTGTTGCTAAAGCTTTGGCATTTTTCATGGAACAGTCTTGAGCAAAATAATTTTGCAGTAAATAGCTGCAAGCTGTCGAGTTTTGAATTGAATTTTGATCTATACAACAACCGTCATTTCCAATTCGCGACATACCATTAAATGTATAATCTGAGACGTAAGCCATTTTATATATATTACTACAATAATATTTTTCTTAATTTATTTATTAATGTGTTTTTTATAATTCGCTAATCATTACATATAATAATTTTGTTAGTTTGTCATGTAATTTTTTGGAATTTATCATCCAATTACTTCCACCTCTATAGTGAAATATCTTAGATTCAAGTAACTCTGCGAAATATGTATTATTGATATTTCTTGGGTCAAAATTCAAAAATGTTAATAATTTTTTATTCAATTCCTTTGGAAAGTTAGATATATTCCACATTCCAGAGTGTAGACAATTAAATTTTTTTATCTTTGATTTATCTAAAGTCAATAACCATCCTCCCACTTTCCCACCTACATCCAATCCTTTTATTAAATCCCACTTTAACAACTCTAAATTTGGTGTTAGTTTTGTATCAATATACAGTAAATTAGGCCAAGGATATTTGTATAATTTATTATCAACTACTCTTTTTTGTTCTAAATATCCAAAATAATAATTATTTAAACCATCTAAATCATAATTATCTATAAAAAACATATCGTTATCAATTATTAAATACTTATTTTCATTGTTTATGATATATGTTGTTATGTAATTCATTGAATCTGCGTGACGATTAGATGCTCTAAATTCTGTTTTATGGTTTTCATTTGGAATATTTATACATTTTATCCCTAAACTAATACAAGTAGTTTCTATTTGTTTTTTAATATTAGTATCATTAAAATTAGTTATATCCGGCCAATCTTTTGCATCATTGAACACTATAAATTCAACATTTTCCTTACATTTTATAAATTTTTTTATTGTATTGTATTGCATTACAATAAATAACGGATTTGTTGTTGCTATTGTTAGTATTTTCATTTATTTTTAATATATATTTTATTATGAACAACAAAACAAATATTATTTATTAATGTGTTTTTTTGTTTCTAAATGTCTTGTAAATAATATGTCGCCAAATGTTCCAAATTCACACTTGTCACAATAATATTTAAAGCCGTTCTTTTGCTCTTCTTTTGATGAGTGTTTTGTTAGTTTATGTGTCTTCATATTTGTTAAATTATTTGTTGTAAATTCACAAAATTCACATTTAGGTTCCAGAATTTTATCACACCTTGGCTTTCTTTTTCCTCCATTTGAGTGTTTATCGCTTTCAATATGTTGTTTCCAATGTGCTAAATATATACATTTATAATCACAATCAACACAATAAAATTTTGATTGTAAAGATTGTTCCATTTTATTAATATATTAATATATCTTTAAATGACTTAAAAATAACATATTTATA